AGGATCGTCATGTTTTAATTCACCATTCTCTGAAACTAGTAATAGTTCACCTGCAGTTCCAACTTGATACGTTTTAGTTGGACGGAAGTCCGTTAATGTTCCACGGCGTGTCCAATGTTGATATGTTGTAGCTGCGTCTGTATATGCTTGTTGGAATACATTACGAGCTGTTTGATCGATAATATTTGTAAATAAAGATGTTGGTGTTAAATGTTGACGTAAAAGCTCATCATCACTTAATCGATAAGCGTTATTTACACCTTCAATAATCAATGATTCTTTTGCTAATTCACGTAAGGATAAATTACGCAATTCACCAGCACCATCATTTGGCTTTTCTATGTTCATACCAACACGTAAAGCTAATCCATCTGCAGCTGCATCACGGAATTTATCACGCTCATCTTTCCCCATTTGAATGCCTGAAGGTTGTGGCGCACGATCTTTGATTTGTTTTTCAAGAATGAATTGACGAACCTGATCAATTGAATGCCCCTTTTCGATGTATTCATCTGATGCAATACCAAACTCTCGGCAAAGTGATGTGATTTCAAGTGCTCGTTGACGTTCAGCTTCAAGTGTTCGTTGTGATTTGTCCATTGGATCTGGCGTTGGCTCATTCGGATCGCCTTGTGCACGTAGAGCATCAATTTTACCCTGTAATTCATCAAATTCTCGCTTTTCTTCAACCGATAATGCGCGATTCCCTTCTGCTTTTGCAGCATCAATAATCGCCTTTTGGCGTGCTAACATTTGTAGTAAATTCATTATTTTTTCCCTCCAAGTAGGTTTTCATTAAGTAAAATTTGGCGTTCATAATACGAATAGTCGCCTTTTTCTTGTATTTCTTGCTCAAGTTCTTCGTCCATATCGCGGCCCACTCCTACTGATGCATCAGCTGGAACAGACACGATGCTAATTTCATATGGTTGCCATTTTAAAGCGACACTACACGGTCCCACGTGACGACCATTTGCAGAAGTTTTACCAGGTGCAACTTCTTCCCATGATTCAACTTGATAACCAACTGATACAGCTTTAAGAGTTTGAGATTTTACTTTTTGATAAATCACATCTGATTCATCATCTTCATCAAAGGTAACTTGTGCATACGCTCGATTATCCTTTGTCCATGCCTTATCTATCCGGCCAATTACTTTGTCACGATTATGGTTGTACAAAAGCACGCCAATTTCATTTAATCTGCTTAAATCAATTGCACCTGGTTCGTGTGATAGAATTTCTGAACCAAACCAACGTTGGTATGGTTCTTCTGATGAAAAAGACAGTTCAAATGTACGCTTTTCATCATCTAATGAACGAATGTCAAAGGATAAATCACGATTCATCTTCTGATTTTTCGTCATCGGTTTCTGTGATGAGTTTGTCGATTTCTTCGGATTTTGTACTGGACTCACTACTTATCACCCCCTTTACCTTCATATATTCAATTTCACGTGCTCGTTGATCAATGATTTCACGCCAATCATTCCCCGTATTCCCTACAACTTCTGCAAGTGTCGTTTGATTTGTTTCCAATGCAATTTTATTGGCATTTGCTTCTTTAAGAGGATCAATCCATTTCATACCTGGTGCAATCCATACATGTTGTAGGTAGCTCTCTTTTTTTGTATAAAAGTCTTTAATACTGATTTTTCCATCCAAAACAGCTGATTCAATGAAAGCCTCATATACAGGGATAAAAAAATGATCGATTAAATATTGTTGCTGCATTAAATACGTTTTTTGGTCCTCTAATAGCCCTTGACGAGCTGATGAATAGTTGACTTGTGACATATCACGTGCTGCAACTTCATAGGAAATTCCTTGAGCTGAACCGGAAAGGCGTTGTTGTAAACGAATAAATTCAGCTGAGTTAGCAGCCTGTGCTGGAGGCTGAACAACATGTACGTCATCTCCCGGATTTAATTCCATCATCATACCTGGACTAAGCATTTTGCCAGCGTATCCAGTTCGTTTATCAGGTTGGCCATTTCCTCGTCCAACCGCCCCAGTACCATTAGGTGTCATTCTCTTAATTAACACCGCAAGCAATGCAGCTACTCTTTCTTTTACACTGACAGCCTCCATAAATTGGTTCATATCTCGAACCCTCGGAAGTGTTGAGGACAATTCACTCATTTCTCGTAACTGACTAGGACGCTTTTTCTTGAATAAAAAAAGCACATCTTTAGCGTCAATTCGCTCAGATGTACCGATATAGTTTCCATATGCATCATATTTTTTAAGATAATAGGCAACTGGCCGATTATACGCATTGTATTCAATACCATTCACAATCTTTTTAGTAGTTGTTGTAGGCATCATTGTATCTAAATCATCTACCTCATATATTTGTAACGACAAAGGTACAACCCCATCATCAACATATCTCAAGACAACAATAATCCCGCCATCAA